GATATATTATAACCTTGATGTATAATATAGTTATTAATTTAGGAGGATTGAATTATGCCATCACAATTAACACCTGGTAATCAGGAAGAGATTAAGAGTAAGACACAGCCACCGTATGAACAGTTTGAAGAATGTCAGAGAACAACTTGTGTATATCGTAATGCTAATGGTAGATGCATTTATGAAACCTGTGTATTTACAAATGAGAAACCTAAGTTTGTAGAGCATTGGGATTTTGAATGTCAGTCTTGCCATAAGATTGAGCAACGTGATGTACGTGATATGAAGATCATGTTTTGCGATAGCTGTTTAGAACGTATTAAAAAAGCAGAGAAATTACCATTCCATTGCGTATTCTGTGGTAAGTCTCAAGGACATCCATCTAAAATCATGTTTAGTGGTATTTGTGATGAATGTTTTGCTAAGTTAAATAGAAGTATTCATTGTAAGAATTGTGGGAATTCATAATGGAAAATAACTTTAGAGGAAGATATAGACCAGCTAGTGCTGAAAGTATAGTTGTAGCAAACTATATTAGATATGAGACTCTAGCTGAAATAACTAATACTGCATTTGCTGGTAGTAATGCAAATGTATTAAATGTATATATCGATCTATACCAACTATTTAGAAAGATGTATAGATCTGATGTAGCTATAGGTAATAGATCATCTGTTGCTGCGGCGGTAGTAAATATGTGTATTCATTATAGAGCATTCTATAAGAAATACTATGGAGTTCATACACGTATTTATCTAATGCAAACATCTGGTCCGATGTTAATGAATGAGAAATTCTATCCAGACTATAATCATACTAATATTGAAAAGATGATGTTAGCTGATATGATTACTACATTCATGATTCAAAATACTGCTATCTTAAAAGAGCTATGTAAGTATTTACCAGACATCTATTATATTGAAGGACCTTATGAGACATCTGTAATGATAAACTCTACTATAATGGATAGAACTGATAATAGTCCTAACATGATTATTTCTAGTAGTTCATTACAGTATGCAGTCCCAGTATTTGCTAAAGATCAAACAGTAGTTATTGATCATAAATGGGTAGAAAATAATATTAGATATAGAATCGTTGATAAATATAATGCATTGATTGAGTTATTAGCTAAGTATAAGCTATCAGATAATACAATCAAGAAATGTGTTAATATTAATCCACAATTATTTGGATTATTCATGGCTATGACTCGTAATGAGCATAGAGATTTATATTCATTCAATAACGTATCTAATACATTGAATATATTTAATCATGCTATTAATAGACATGAGATTCCTAATGCATATATCTCTCCAGAATATACTGAGATGATATCTTTATTAGCACCAGATAGAACTGAAGAATTAGTTAATAGATATAAAGCTGTAGATTTATCTTATCAAACAGAACTATATCGAATGTCTAATAACTATCTAGATAGATCTTGGGATGTAAACTTACAAGATCCTGATATGGTTAAACTATTGAATGAAAAATACTTTAGAGATAATCCTATAGATATAGATAGAATATAAAACTTATTCCCATAGGAGTCTAATCTCCTATGGGATTTATTTTTTTTGTTAAAATGGGCTATTTTGAACATCTTGATAACCGGAGGTGTATATTATGCCACAACTTAAATACGAATACTATATTGATCTATACTATAATTGTATGGATTATAAAGAACCAAAACTGATTGATCAGAAAAATATAAAAAGTTTAACCATATACAAAGAGTATGATAAATATAATATGCCAATTGCTACTATGAATTTGCACATAGATAAGAAATTTGCAGATAATATTATCAAGAACTCTAAGACTGCTACAATGATTATGGCTGTTTATAAATACCAATTAGATAATAATGCAGCTATAAAACAATTATACTTTAAACATGAGTTCTCTTATCTTACTGATGATGATACTAACAAGACAGAAGATATAGATTATGCTAAAACAGACTCTAAAGATGAAGATCGTGAAGATGTATATAGAATTCTTAAACTTGGATTAATATCTAAGAAGTTAGTAGATAGAAATCTAAGTCCTAATAATGCAACTATATATAAATCTTCTATGCAGAATATTATAGTTGACTTACTCAATATAGGTGAGCCATTATTGATTGAACCATTTACTGAGACTGAATTGGTAGAGCAATTAATTATTCCACCTAAAGAGTCTTTATCTAAGACATTAGACTATCTAAATACAATTCGTGTATTCTATAATACTGGATATAGATTCTTTATGGATCTAGATAATATCTATTTAGTATCTAAGTCTGGTAAAGCTACATTAAGAAATATTGATAAGTATACAACTATTAAGTTTAACTTGTCAGATATTGGTGGTAAAGAAGAAGCTATATTAGAAGGCTTTAGAGATGATGATAAGACTAAGAGTTATATAGTTGATATACCAACTACAGATATTAAATATGGTAAAGATAATATAACTGATAAAGAGCTTAATGGATTTACTGCAGTAATTGATGCATCTAAAACTGTACAACAAAGTTATCTTAAAAACTCTAGAGCATTTGGTGGTATCTTTGGTGTATACCAAAATATTATGAATACCATGAATGCTATTAAGAAAGTATCTAGTAGTGTACGTCAAGTAGTAAAGAATATTCATCAGACTACAGACACTATTAAGGGCAACTTTAATCAAATAGTAGAGCAAGCTAAAGAGTCTAAGTCTGTAATAGATACTGTAGCTACACAAGCTGAAGCATTACTAAGAGAGTTACCAAAGACTGCTTTAGACGGTACTGCAGAAGTAGTTGGTTTAGATGGTGTTGTTAGAAAATCTGATACTAATATAAAAGATGTATTGAATAATATCATCAAACATACTGTAGTTATGCAAACTACATCTACTAATACAGTAGAGAAATCTGAAGATAAATTTGGTAAATTTAAAGAAGCATATACTGGTCAGATATATCATATAGAAAACTTTGGTTCTCTAGTTGGTGCTATATCTCCAATTAACTTTACTGATAATACAGCTCAATTAACTAAAGAAGTTAGTAAGCTTCCTGAAAAGAGAGAGCAATCTAAGATTCACTTTAAAGAAAGTATGACTGACTTTAATACTGAGTATAGTAAATATATAACTAGTAATGAAATTATTGTAAACTCTTTGAATGATACACCAGATAAGTTATTCTATGTAACCAAAAAGGATAATAAAGGGCAAGCTATAGAAACTCATGAGTTAGATCTTAGAGCTCTTAAATCTAATCTTCCTGAATTAGTAAAGAATCTAGACTTTAGTAAGATGAAGCTTAGTGATATGAAAGGTTTCGCTGAGCAAATGAAGAATAGTCTTAAATTAAATGCTAATGTAGGTGATGGATTAAAGAAACAAATAGCTGCTACAAGAGAGATTCCTAAAGACTTCTCTAAACAAATTCTTGAGGGTGCAAATACATATGTTAAATCTTTACAAGATACAAAAAACATTGCAATTGCTAACACTAAGAATAGCATAATCAATACAACTAAGTCACTAGGAGCATTAAAAAGTAACTTAAGTTCACTATACCAGAGTGGTAGTACTGCTATAAGTGGAATAAGCGATATGTCTAAGGTTGGTACTAATGGTGAATCTATGATAGATGTAGCATTAGACTTAACTGATATAGTAGAAGACTTAGGTAAACGTAAGTTAATCCGTATTCCTAACGATAATATGGGATTAATCAAGAATTTTAAACATGCTTTAGAGTTGAAGTCCGTTTACTTATCTTTAAGTAAACAGCAATTAGATAATTCTATATTCAATATGAATCTAAAATATCTAATCAATAATAATACTAAAGAGCATAAAGAAGATACAACTGATTATATTATGCTATCTAAGATAGAAGTATATACTAATCAAGGCGAACGTTTCTTAGCAACTACTAATATGACATTTGCAAAACTCCCTAAGAGTACAGCAGAGAATAGTAAAAAAATATAAAAGAAAATCCCTATGGAGTTAAACTCCATAGGGGTATTTATATTAACTATTTTCTTGAGCTTTTTCAGCATCATTACCAGCGTTGACATATGCAGATACATGAACTTTAATAATTTTCATATAATCTGACATAATCTTTTCAGCCATTTGGTATTTACATTGTAAGTATGTACTATATGTAGATGCAATCTTATTAACAATTTTTTGTGCATTAACTGCAGTTTTAGAAGTAATGCCACCATTCTTAACACTATCAATTGTTTGATTACCTGCTTTAGTAATAGCTGCACTATTACTACCAGAAGTTCCTGGAGCTGGTGCACCGGTAGTTTGAATATCTAGTTCTGTAAATACATTACCATATAAGTATGTAGACTCTTTATGATCTGCAACTGTTGGACCTGGAGTAGTATTACCTGCAGCTGGAGGCTTAGGAGCCATTGGACCTTTAGCAGCATTGGCTTTAGCATTATCCACTTGAGGTTTATTAGCATCAGTTTGCTGTTGAGGTTGTTGACTTGCAGCTTTATTGATAGCAGAATCTAATGATTTAAACATTTGATCACTAGTAGCTCTATCTTTCTTAATATTATCTACAATCTTAGGAATAGCCAATACTTGTTCAGCATAAGCACTAATGCTAATTTCATTAGCAGAATAATCTTTATCAGAATCTTTACCGCCTTGGAAATAGTCATTACATGTTTCTTTCCATTCGTCGGTACCATTATAGTCAGAAATAATACCTTTACGGAAAGTAGTAATAACTTCATCTACATCAGTATCTTCATTCATATTAGTAGCTGTACTAATTACACCATTGAAATCAATAGTAGTTTGAGCTTGAATGCGTTTTAAGCCTTCTTCATAGTTAGGCATGTTGACTGTAGTGAAACCTGCGGTAGGTTTACTTAATTGGTCTTTATATTTATCAAGATATTCTTTATTAGATTTGAAGAATTTATCAAACCAGTTAGATACTTTATCAAAAAGACCCATAACGAATTCTTTAATCTTATTGAAGAATTCTTTTACTTTATCCCAAGCACCTTCATGGATAGCAGCTAAACGATTTTCAACGTCTACGCCTTCGGCGAGAACCATTGCTTCTTTAATACAGCAATCCATAATAAGATCATTGTGTTTCATATCAGTGATATGATTCATCAAGATTTCAGAATCAGTAAGTTTAGAGAACTTGAATGCTTCTTCTTTTAAGAATTTAGCAGACTCTTCAGCTGCAATACCAACTTGATCATCAACAAATTCTTGGTTAGCCATCAAAGTGATAGCAGATAATACAGATTTAGCTTGATAGTAGTTATTGCAGATATATTGAGCTTTAATGCTATAAACTGTCAAGTGATAAGTCCAGATTTCAGAAATCATACTAATGATGATACGTTCAATCTTACGGATATGCTCATCACTACCAACACTAATCTTAGTGGAGTTTCTATATTGAATAACTTTGTTCAAAAGTTTCTTATATTCTTTATTGATAAGTCTAGCATTATCTAAGTTAGCTGCTAGATCATCACGTACAGACTTAACAATTTCGATGCATTTATTTACATCTTCTTTATGGAAAGAGATAGTAGTAGATCCGTTAATGAAGATATCTGGAGTCTTAGATAAATCTTTAACTTCAATATCATCTGGATCAGCATCAATAATCTCAGCCTTAGCACGTTTAATAATTTTGCTTTGGTTATTAGTAGTAATCTCTAATAACTTACGAGCATCTTCTTCAGATAACTCATAGAAGTTATCACCAAAGAAATGCAAGATATCAGTTAAGATATTTTTAGAGCATGGAATTTCATCATCTAAAACATACTTAACCATATCACGTTCAAAAAGAACGTCATTACCATTAAAGTCTTTTAGGTAATCATTGACTACAGTAATTAGTCTAGAATCACCTTCATTACTCAAACGTTTAAGATTATATTCTAATACTTCAACGTATTTATCAGAGTAGAATGAATTAAGACGAGTTAAAGTGCCGAAGAATTGATCATATGCTTTTCTTGCAGTCACTTCAGATTCACTTTCTAACAAATTACGATAGAAAGTTTGTGTTTCTTTCATAGCCTTAATTTTAAATGTATCAACTAACCTAACAACTTGAGGTAAAGTTGCAAAGGAAGTTTTAGCAACAAGGCTTGGAGTATTAATTTTATCTAGTAGAACGCTATCAAAAGAGAAAGCTTTCATATTACCTTCCATTATATTACCTCCAAGGTAAAGTTAATAAAAATAAAGACATAAAACTTGTCTTTATATATTAAAATATGATTCGAATGTAGATTCATTAGTAGGTTTACTAGCACTAAGAATTACACGACACATAGAACGAGCATCAGATTTAGCACCTTTAAAGAATTTTATCATAATGCTATTAATTACAATAAAATGTCTACTTAGCATAGATGATACCATTTGATATGCGATACATTTTGCTTTAGCTCTTTTATTAAAATTAAATGGATATGTATCGATATTTTCATCTATAATTTTATTATATGCTTTTTCAAATACTTCAACTGAAGACTTAGAGGTCTCGTTTAGTATTTTCTTTAATTTAGGGATATCTATAAGAAGTGTATTCTTAATATTATTAAAGTTCTTTTTAATCCATCTAGAATCTACGTCTTCATCACCGTATGCTTGGGCAAACATTTTTTCTTTCCGTTTTAATATAATGGAAAATTTATAACAAACTCCATCTAAATATTTTTTATATAGATCATCGTCTTTTATTTTATTTCCATTCTTTTCTAATAACTTTAATAATTCTTCTGATACTCTCTTATTAGATTTAATTACATCATCAGTAAGCATACCTGGATGTGATATCATACTAGCATATTTATAAGTCTTTTTAAAATCTTTATCTAGATAATTAAGATTTTCTTTCAACTGTTTATCATATTTTTGTAAGAATTCTTTATCACCACGTATATAAGATTCAATATATGCAATAAACTTATTCCATACATTAGCAATCCAATTCTTAGAGTGATTCCAAATATCTGTAATCTTAGCTTTAATAGAATCTAACATGCCTTCAGTATATACTACTTCAGCACCTTCACGAACTATATCTAATTCATAATGCCCAATACCATATAAGATGGCATTGTTCATCTCTTCTATAATATCACATGCTTCCATAGCAAGCATGTCGAAGTCTGTATACTCATTTACTACAATACCAAGATCTTGATAAGATTCTTGTACAGTAGATTCAGCGAAAAATGCCATTTATATCATCCTTAGATTGATAAAAATAAAGAGGAGATTTCTCTCCTCTTTAGTGATTAAATTTTAAAATAGGACTCGAAATCAGTATTACTGTATATAGTAGATTCATTGTATTTAGGATTTGGTTTTGCTGTCAAGATAGCACGGCAAAGAGCACGAGCATCAGATTTAGCACCTTTAATACATTTAATTTTAAAAGAAGTCTTCCAAGTATATAATGAAGATATTTTACTTGCAGAAGCTTTTAAATAATTTATATAAGCATTTTGATTAGATTTTTGAGGTTGATCTAATTTTTTAGCAACATTTTCTGCAGATTTAATATTTTGTTTTGATCCATTTTCAATTTCTTTAAAATCTTTATCTTGTGCACGTTTATATTTAGAAGTATCTTCTTTAACCATATTCAAGATATTATTGAAATGAGAACGAACCCAAGATGCATCTACATCAACTTCAAATTCAGCATCTTTAAAATCATCTTTAATTTCATTGATTTCATCATCCATTTTTTCCAAAGCTTCAGAAGCTTTTTCAGAAGTTTCATCTCCAGCCATATATACTGTAAGGTAATCATCAACTAAATTTGAAACTTTATTATCTAATTCAGTGAATGCTTTATCAGTACCATCTACAATGATCTTAGCATACTTATAAGTTTTATCAAAGTCTTTATCTAGATAAACAAGATTTTCATCAAGTTTCTTTTTGTACTTGGACAAGAATGCTTTATCACCACGTACATAAGATTCAATCCATGCAATGAATTTATTCCAAACATTCTTAACCCAATTCTTAATAAAAGTCCAGATTTTTTGAATCTTAGCTTTAATAGTATCCATCATACCTTCAGTATATACTACTTCAGCACCTTCATGAACTTGTGCTAATTCATAATGACCAATACCTTGCATGATAGCATTGTCCATTTCTTGAACTGTATCACATGCTTCCATAGCAAGCATATCGAAATCTGTATAATCATTTACTACAATACCAAGATCTTTATAAGATTCTTCATATGTAGATTCAGCGAAAAATGCCATAATTCCTCCAGTTTATAAAAATAAAGAGGAGAGAGATATTGAATCTCTCTCCTCAAAGTTTTAAATCTTAAATTAGATATTGAAATATGCTTCGAAGTCGTTATGATCGAAAGCGGATTCATTATATTTAGGATTTGGTTTTGCCGTAAGGATTTTACGACAAACTGCACGGCAATCAGAACGTTTTTGTTTTTCCATTTTAATCGTAAAGGAAGTTAAATGGGAATAAACTTTAGAACTTCTGCTTGCAAATTGTTTAAGACCTGTTACAATAGCTGTTGCAGAAGCACGTGTATTTGTATCTTCCATCCCTCTAGCTTCTTCTTCAGCTTTTTTGATGTTTTTCTTATAAGAATCATCTACTTTTTTATCAACTTTTTCTGCATTGCGTTTAATTTTATTAACATCTGTTGCTAAAATTTCAAGGATTTTATTAAGATTAGAACGTACCCATGAGCTGTCTACTTCTTTTTCTAGATCAGCATCTTTAGTATCAGATTTTAAATCATCGAATTTATCATCCAATGTTTCGATAGCATCTTCTACCTTCTTATTAATGGACTCAACAGAGTCTGTTTTACTAAGACCATTAATAATAGTTTCGGCAGTATCTAATATATCTAAACCTGTATCATTGAAAGAATCTAATTCTTTATCACTTTCAATATATTTACCAGCTTTTAATTTTAATTCAAAATCTTTATCTAAATAGATAACATTTTCTTGAATTTTCTTTTTATATTTGCTAAGGAAAGATTTATCACCACGAACATATGATGCAATCCATGCAACGAATTTATTCCATACAGATTTAACCCAATTTTTAATAAAGTTCCAAATCTTTTGGATTTTAGATTTAATAGTATCTAACATGCCTTCAGTATAAACTACTTCAGCACCTTCACGAACTGTAGTTAATTCATATTTACCAATGCCAAACATAATAGCATTGTCCATTTCTTGAACTACATCACATGCTTCCATAGCAAGCATGTCAAAGTCTGTATAATCATTTACTACAATACCAAGATCTTGATAAGATTCTTGTACAGTAGATTCAGCGAAAAATGCCATTTATATTAACCTCCGTATAATATACAGCTAATTTTATTAAGCCAACAAAGCGTCTGCTTCTACTGCAAGAAGATCAGCGTCGAAAGCACCTTCAGTTTTAGGGCTATATGCAACAGCTTTAGCAAATACACGACGAGCTTGAGCTGCGGATTTTTTAGCAATTGCAGCTTCAGCTTCTAAAACAACAACTTTAGCTTTAGCACAAGCATTTGCAATAATTGCAATATTTTCTATAGCTTTATTTTCTTTTTCAAGATCTTTAACATCTTTAGCTAATTTAGCTTCTAATTTCTTATAAGCTTTTTCTGCATCTTTAACAACTTTACCATTAGTTAAGATGTTTACAACAGCAGCAGAAATAGAAGTGTATTTTACTTCATCTTCATCATCAAATGCATTTTCTAACATAACTTTTTTAGCTTCAGCATGGCTAGAAACAGTTTCACCGATTTTATAAACTTTTTCGATTACATCGGAAGCATCTGCATCTGCAAGAGATTTCAAATCACCTAAATCACTAATACCATTAGCAGAATAATCATGAGTTTTAGGAGATTCCCATTTAACTTCTAATTTAGAGCAATCTTTATCTTCAACAGATTTTTTAAATTTGTTATAGAATGCTTTATTGTCGCTCATTAAACGAGCAGCAACTTTTGCATACCAGCCATTGAAGAAAGCTTTAATTTTAGCCCAAACTTTTTTAACAAAGTTTACAACTTTAGTTTTAACAGTTTCCCAAGCACCTTCTTGGAAAGCTTCTACATCAGCACCTTCTTGAACAAGTGCGTATTCTTTCATATCAGAGCGTACACATTCGCCGAAAATTTCAGCTTCAAATTGAGTACATTCTAAAGCAATAAGCCCAAGACCTGCTTCGCATTCGTATTTAGCGGAGTTTTCAAGGGTTACGTTGATATCTTCAGTATCATGACCACCGAAAAATGCCATAATTATTATCCTCCTTAAAAAGTTATACTTAATAGTATAAAAGGTTTTAATTAATTTTTAACCCAAAATAGGTTAGATTTATTAAATTGTTACACGTATAGAGTTAGAGACTAATATAAATTAAGCTATTATGATATTAATATCCAATGCATTATTCTCTGTACCAATAGTGTTGATATTTAAGAACTCAGGAATTCTACCAACAATAGATTCATCTTTACGATAAATATGTTGATATCCTGGACCATAACCATTAAAGTCTAAGAACTCAAAGTAGGTTACATTCTCTGCATACTTTTGAGTTATAAATGTAATGATGTTAGGGATATGAATATCAGAGATTCTAGATTTATCTTCAATATACTTTCTAATATCATTCTTGATATACTCAGTTAAGTATTTATCAGTAGTAGTTAAGAACTTAACTTTGAAAGTCATAGATAAGTTAACTCTATTTAATGGTACTCCATCATTCACATAGAATAGTTTAGATGGACCATACGTGTTAAAGAACTTGATGTCTATACCAAAACTATCTTCTAGTACATCTAGACATTCAAGAATATGAATACGTTTCTTTTCAAGATTATTAATGAAATCTTGAATTCGTTCTTCTGTATTCACATAGTCATATGAGATAACTGGTACACGATCTATAATATAAGAGATTTGACCATTATCTTGTTTTCTAATCTTGATATGAGATTCAATCAAATCAGAGTAGTTATATAAGAAGTCAATACCATATTTGACAGTATACTCATTGGTTAAGCTATACCCTTCAAGGAAGTCAGCTGTAAAGATTTGATCAGCTTTATGTAGACCAGCATTATAGCCAAATACATCTTTAGCAAATACAAATATTTTCATATTCATATTATTAGCCATATATCCAGGACTTAATCTAGTCGCATTACCAACTTCATAGACGTTATTAATCTTAAGCTTAATATTCTTATCAATCTTATTATCAGTATTAAGCTTGAACTTATAGTCCATAATAAATGTATTTTGATCATAGTTTACAAATTCAGCTTCAGTCCATCTGTAAGGAACTTGATACTTTTCATCTGTATAGAATACAGCTAAGACTTTAACATCTACACCAGTAATCTTCTCTGGGTCATATGGATCATCTCTATGAACTAAACCAATATCAGATTGGATATTCTGCATGATAGAGATATCCCCTACATAGGTATCACGTTCACTTAGATAATGACGATACCAGTTCATTTTATTAGCCACAAACTGTACTTTAGAATCTTGATTTACATAAGTAAATTCAAGTAGTTTGTTTACATCCATGATATTCATATAGTAAGATACATATAATGGTTTCTTATTAACGATACACATGAATGGATTCATATATAAGAACTGATTCTTTCTAGCATTATTAAGTTCCTCTTCTGAAGATTGATATGCTACAGAAGCATTTGTAGTTCCATCATATTTGATAATATTACCAGCAGTCAATATATAGTTTGAATCTGAGATATTATCAAAGTCACGTCTAATTGCTTCAATTGGTATAGTATTAGTTGGAATGATATTTGTAGGAGAATCCATTAATACAAAAGCATAATATAATCTAGCTAATGGATTATCCATCTTCTTAAAGAAGAATAGTTTATTATCATCATCGTCAATAGTATTGAAATAGTTATTAATATCAGTACTATTAGTTACACTACCACGAGATAAAGCCTCTTTAGGAATGAGCTTCTTTAAATCAGCAATAGAACGTTTATCAATACCATATTGGGCATCCGATGTAGGAATTACTAATAGATTCAATCTATCGTAATTTATCTTCTCAGATTTAACTCTAAAGTAGATACTATCTTTATATGAGATATTACCATTAGACCCCTGACAAGTATATAAGTTAACTGTTACTTCAGTATTAGCTGTAGGTAAGTAAGAGCTATTATCAAACATTACACGAATAGTAGAAGAATCTATATAAGTATAATTACAGAAATTATTTATACCATCAGTATTCAAACCATTATAAACTGGTTTGAGTTTTCTTGTTGGTTGATCATATTCCTTTATATCTACATCGAATCCAGCTAATTGATTATCGAATTCAAATTGAAGCATCTTAGATTCTAGTGGATTTGTAGTGATAATAGTCTTATGATAAGTAGTATACTCATATTGACGTAGATCTACTAATAGCATAACTACATTACGACCATCAATCTTAGATCTAACTGTAGGCTTTAAGTATGGATCAACATCATTAGAGTTTCTAGTTATTATAGGATTACTTTGAGTAGTGTCATACATACCCGTATAGATATACTCACCTGTAGGTAACTCAATACGTTTGATAATCAAATCATATGGTAAATGGAATTCATAATCACCTACCATGATTTTTATATTACGGTCAAATTTAAATGTATCAGAGACCGTATTCAAGATAAGTTCATCTTCATAGAAAACAAACATAGCTTGCATAGTTGCAGGCTCAGCAAAAATCTTATTAATACCGAGCATTAAAGCATGAGAGATTACATTCTTCTCAAATTTAGCTTTAATAGGAATAGCTTCATTAGAATACTCAGCTGCCATAGTAACAGCATTTTGTAGAGCATTAGAATTTACATCTCCCATATAGCCGAATATACCCATAGAGAGGGTAATTTCATCTTCATCTACATATCTTTTCTTAATATTTTCAATATATTGATGTATATCATATATATTGGCATTAAGTAAAGTATCATTTTGAACTGTGTTTAAGACAGTCTCCTGATATGATCGGAGAGTCTTGTTTACTGATACCGCATCAGATGCCATTTATTTATCCCTCCCATTTGAGTTTATAGAAACCTTTGTTAGGTAAAGTTTCTGTATAGCCATAATTCATATCATATTTAGGATCTTGGAAGTAAGAGAATTTATTTAACCCCTGTTCAGCAGCCTGCTCAGATTTCTTAGTTTCAGTATAAGCTTGCATTAAATTACTTGCTGTTGTAGTCGCAACATCATACCCTTTTTCAACAGCACCTTTAACACGACCAACTATAGTTGGAGGAGGAGTAGCACCAATACCACCAACCATTCTATTTTGAGCTTCACCGCTAGTGCTAGTAGTGCCATTAACTGCAGCACCGGCAGTACCACCTTGGAATTGCATATATGCTGGAAGAGCTATATATGGTCTTTGCATATATTCACCACTCCAACCATTAAATTCATCCATATATCCACCTAAAGATGGATCACCAGCAGGAATCTTTTTAGCAATCTCATTAAAGTCTAATATAATATTAGGATCCATATCTTCTACATATGCAGCTTTAAAGTTAATAGTAAACTTTACATTACCATCTGCAGGAAGATCAGAGAATGTACTCCTTGGTACATTCTTAGGATATACTCCAATAAACTTAGAGTAATGAATAATAGACTCACCATCTTCACCAACAATAAACTTATACATAGCCATTTGGTCATGGATAATTTTACCATTTAGGTATCTATCATCAACAAAGTCAACTAGACCATAGTGTTTCATACGTTCATATTCATCGAATAATCTGAACCACATATATACTTCTAGATACTTTGTATCTTCAAATTCAACAGAGAACTCATGGTTTTCATCTGATTCATAAGATGTACCACGATAGAATATAGAAGATCCTAAGATATTCTTAGATGTCTCATAATCACTTGCTGTAGTAATATCAGGCAAGTCTACATTAGACCTTTTATAGTTAGATAAGAGATTAACAAATGGTCTACCACAAGCAGAATAACTTAAGCTTTGTAATACATCATTATATCTCTTTGATGCTTCAACTATCAAAGAGTTATTAGCAATAGACGGATTTAAGTTTACTCCATTAAATAACTGTAAGTCAGGTGTAGTAAAGAAAATAAATTCTTTAGTAAACCCCATCCAGTTATTTGGATCTAATCTTTCATATCTAGCAAACTTCTCATATTTCTCTTTCTGAGTTACTCGCCCAGCACCAATACCAAGACCATTTGCTTTTACATATTTAAGTAATCCACTAGATGATTCATCGAATTCAGGTCTCGCAGCACTCTCTAATACATTAACACCAGATGTAAATTTATCTATACTATCTCCAATACTATTAATAGCGTCTGCTGCATCATTACCTAGTTTAGTAACAGCTCCAGCAACTTTACCTACAGTATTGATATATATTGTATTTTTTACATTTTCTACAGTACCAGTTACAGCATTCTTTCCTTTTTCTGCCACATTATCTATAGCATCTCCAACTCCAGATACTGCATTATCTATCGCTTTGTCTATAAGGGTTTTATCATCGTCTGCCATTACAAATATTCCCCCTTTCTTATTTAATTTAATCTTATGTTAAAATGGCTAATTCTTATCGTAATTGTATATTATAATAGTGAAATAGGGATAAAGCATATAGATATATGCTCTTATATCACGGCTTTCAGTTATTTGTTTTACTATACTTTAAAGCGAGGCTGATGATTATGAGAGACTATATTGAAGATATTATATTAGATGGTGAATTTCCTAAATTAGAAGAAGCTAAAAATGCGTGTAACGTTTATACTATAGCAATAGAATCAGATGATGAGTATATTAATCTAGAGCTTGTTAAAGTAGAGGATTACAATGAAATAGTTTATCTTTATAATTCACTAATCGATGACCTTATTGACGGAGGTCTAGTTAATAATTATTCTCATACTTATAAGTGTATGAAAAAAAGATTTTTCAAAATTTAATGAGAAAAATCTATATGCTTTATTTTTTTTCTTATTTACCCATTTTAACATAAGATTAAAGTCATATATGATACTATAAGGAGGTACTTTAAATGATCCTTAAGGATTTAATTACAGATGTTTTAGATGCTGCAGATGGCACCGAAATTGGTAAATTTGTTTCCAAGAAGAATCCATCTATTAAGTCTATTACTCGAGCAAATAAAGATTTGACTATGACATTTCCTGTCATGGTTTCTAATACTGTAGACCCAGTGTCTGCACAATTAGTAGCTAGAGCTTTAGAACGTAAATTCGTTACATTAACTCAAATGCTATTATCTGCTATTTCTATTACATCTTCTAAAGATGCAATTGATCATCTTAAAAATGTCCATGCTAACTTAGACTTGTCTAGTTTCTTTGATGTTGATGATTATCTTGCAGTTAGTGAAGAATCTACTGCTATGCATATTTTTGATGCAGAAACAGTTAAAGCTGTATATGAAGCATTTAGACAAGAACGTTTACGTGCTAAACCTATTAATCATTTACGTGAATCATTGATGGATGATATGATGGCTCAGATGCGTCAAAATTCAGATTTCAATACAGCTGTTGCTAATAATAGATTTAATAATTTATCTGATGATGATAAACTTAGGGCAGTAAGACTGATAGATACTGATACAGCAACCCGAAATAGAGATTTAAATAATAGAAATAGAGATTTGCAGAATCAGAATAGAGATTTAACTCATCAGGTTCGAGACCTAAGAGGTAATGAAGCTAGAATGAGAGGAAATTTTACTAGAAATCAACGTAGAATGAATGATAGAATGAGAGCTTTACAGCAAAGTAATAATAATTTACAATCTCGTTTAGATGATATGCGTAATAATACTAGAGCTGGATTGGCTAACGTATCAAAAGACCAAATGGATTATAAGAAAGCTAATGAATTGCAACCTACATTGTTGAAAATTCAATTCATTAGTACTAATGATAACAATG